ATAGAATTGATCCTACCCCCACCCCAACAGCCTACCCCTAAAGATCCGGGTATGGAAAATGCGGCAAGCCTAACAGGCCAACCAATGCAGCCGTTTCCGGGGCAGAATCATGAAGCCCATATTAATGCTCACCGAGCGTTTATGAGTTCGTATTTAGTGAAAAATAATCCACCGGTGCTAACCGCATTGCAAGCACACGTGTCAGAACACATCGCACTACTCGCAAGAGAGCAAGTGGAAGCCAAAAATGCTCCTGTCATCCAAGAACAAGCACAACAATTTGGTGGTCAGATACCTCCAGAGCTTCTCCAACAGTTCCAAGCACAGAATGAAAAAGAAATTGCTGAGGTCATTGCTCAAATGACGAACGATGCAGTGGCGGAAGAGCAAGAATATTTAGAAAAAACAGGTGAAAGTGATCCGTTGATCGATCTCAAACAACAAGATTTACTGTTAAAGCTCAATGAACAGCAAATGAGACAAAAAGAACAAGAAGAAAAGTTCGAAATTGATCGGGAAAGAATCAAATCTCAAGAAGAACAGACCGATAAACGAGTTCAAACACAGCAAGACATTGCAAATTTAAGAGCACAAACTACAATGGCGAAAGCAATGGGAGGAAATCGTGGCCCGAATACCTAAAAAACTCACTGCTGAGCAAAGAAATGCGATCATGAAGTTATTGCAAAAGAAAAAAGGTGTCGATGCGTCTGAAATACGTAACGAAATAGCTCAAGTATTAAGAGGCGGAACACCCCCTGCTCGTTATGTAAGCAAAGGTGGTTACATAACCAAGAAAAAGAAAGGTGCGACAAAAAATGCCACTAAAAAAAGGTAGTAGTCAGAAGACAATTAGTGGTAATATAAGAAAATTAAAGAAGGAGGGTCGCCCTCAAAAGCAAGCTATCGCAATTGCGTTGAGTGAGGCAGGTAAAAGCAATGTCAAAAAACGAAAAAAATCCAAAAAACGAAAGACTGCCTGAAATCGACGAATCAACCATTGAAATGGTTGTCGGCGATGTTGAAAAAATAGTATCCTTGATGATTATGCAGGGTTATGACGGCATTACAATCTCTAGTGCCTTATTAGGTGTTGGAAAGCGTGTAATGACTGCATCTTTAGGTGCTATAGACACAAAAAAAGCTATCGAAAGGCTTGCAAAATTTCCAGATTATAGCTTGATTAATGGAAATTATACAATACACTAACCCCCATGAAAAATAATAAGTCAATGGACACAAAATCTCAATATGAGATGACAGGTGACGGCAAGGTGCCTTTCAAGACTGCACCAACTGATCCCTCGAAGTCTAAAACTCAAGGTCAGAAAGCAATTCAAGTTAAAAAGAAACCATTCAAAGGAGTATTCTAATGAAAGCATGGATTAAGGATCTTTGGGACAAACACCCAAAGAAAAAATGGCTTGTAATCGGTATAGCTATCGGTTGGGCCTTAGCTCAAATCATCTAATAAATGTTATCTAAAATTTTAGGCGGATCTTTAGTGGATACTGTCGGTAAAGTTATCGACAGTGTTCACACATCCGAAGAGGAAAAAGGTCAGATTAAAATTAAACTTCAAGAATTAGAGAACGAAATTAATTCCAAACAAATGGATATTAACTTAGCGGACGCTCAGTCTACTGCCACCGGTATTGGTGGTATTATGCAGCGGTCGTGGAGGCCCCTCATAGGCATGAGTTGTGCTCTTGCTATTTTTTGGGAATATGTTGCTAAACAATTTATTATGTTTCTTCTTGCTGCTTTTAGCATAGAACATGATCCTCTTCCCGCATTAGATATGGGTGTTTTAATGCCTTTAGTCATGGCTCTTTTAGGTATGGCGGGCATAAGATCATTTGAAAAAGTTAAGAAACTTACAAAATGAAGTGCATAAAATGTGGATGTATGTGTCATTGCGAACAAACATGCATGTGTGAATGCGCTATATGTGAACATGAAGAAGCAAGTAGCAAATAGCACTATTGATCATGTTGTCAAAAAGACTACAATGGGAGATGGTAGAATCAGTTGGTCTACTATGAATAAACATAAACGACGTAACTTTAAAAAATATAGGGGTCAAGGACGATGAAAAATAAAAAATTTCCAGATATGAGTGGTGACGGTAAGGTCACTAAAAAAGATATTTTAATGGCACGCGGTGTGATTAAAAAGAAAACTAAAAAGAAGGCAAAGAAGAAAAAGTAATGGCAAAACTTTGTGCAAAAGGTAAAGCTGCAGCAAAGCGTAAGTTTGATGTTTATCCCTCAGCTTATGCTAATATGTATGCGTCTGCCGTTTGTTCAGGCAAAGTAACACCCGGCGGTAAAAAGAAGCCGAAGAAAAAAGCCGATGGTGGAATGATTAATAAAGTTTCACAAGATAGAAAAAAAGTTTCCAACTATAATCAAGGTGGCATTGCTAAAGGATGCGGCGGCATTATGTCCAATAGAAGGAAAGTAACTAAACGTGCATAATGGCGCAAGGTGGATTAAGAAAATGGGTAGAAGAAAAATGGGTGGACATAGGAGCACCTAAGAAAGACGGGAAGTATCAACCATGTGGAAGAAAATCAGCGAAGGGTTCAAAGAGGAAGTATCCCAAATGCGTTCCCTTAGCAAAAGCAAGATCTATGAGCAAATCTCAGAAAGCGTCCGCCGTGCGAAGGAAGCGTGCCGCTGGAAATACTGGCCCAAGGCCAAAAATGGTTTCAACCTACGCAAAAAAGAAAAAATAGACGAACACGAAAAACATTGGGGAATAGGATCATGAATTTAGAAGATTTAAAAAATGAGATTAAAAAAGAAGAAGGCTATCGACTAGAAGTTTATATTGATACAGAGGGATTTCCCACTGGAGGCTATGGTCATAAAATAATAGACGGTGAGAAAATTCCTACGACTAAAGAAGGTTGGGAAGAGTTATTTGAAAAAGATTTTTCTCGTGCTTGTGAAGGTGCCATGAATATATGTGGTGATTGGAACATTAAAGATGAAGCCAAAGCCATTATTATTCACATGGTTTATCAAATGGGTGAGGCAGGAGTTCGTAAGTTTAAACGTGCTTTAAGCCATTTAAAAAAGGCAGAATACAAGTATTGTGCGGGCGAAATGATGAATTCGCGGTGGGCAAATCAAACCCCTAATCGTGCAAAAAGACTTAGCAATCATATGGCTAATTTATAAACGTGGATATAATTCGATTTACAGACCATTTAAAAAAAATAATTAAGACTAGACAAAGTGACATTTCGTCTGCTATTAGTAATGGTAATGCAAAATCTTACGATGAGTATAAACAACTTGTCGGTGAGCATTTAGCATATACTAACATTTTACAGGAACTCTCGGACCTGCTAAAAAAACAGGAGCTAATAGATGACGAAACTGATAGTGCCTAAGCACTTAAAAGAAAAGGTAGAAAAACAGAAGGAAGAATCCGAAGCTGCAAAGCTACCAAATCCAACTGGCTGGAGACTTTTATTATTACCAGTCAGACTTCAAGAAAAAACAAAAGGCGGTGTTTACTTAACCGACGATACAATTAGCATGGCACAAATTGCCGGAAACGTTTGTAAGGTTTTGAAGGTAGGACCTTCTGCTTACAGAGATAAAGATCGTTTCCCTGATGGACCATGGTGCAAGGAAGGCGATTGGGTAGTCATTACCAAATATGCCGGATCCAGATTGTATATTGACGGTGGGGAATTGCGTGTTGTGAACGATGATGAAATCATTGCACAAGTCGACGATCCAATGAGTATTCTTCCGTCTAACGTAAAACTAGACAAGGTAGAAAGGTAGGTAGCCATGGCAGAAGATAAATCCAAAATGGTAGATATCGATACTTCCGGTGATGAAGTGGAAATTGTTTTAGATGAACAAGAATCTAAAAATGAAAAAGAAACAAAACATCACGGTGAAGTAAAAGAACAAGTAAGCGTTCAAGAAATACAAGAAGAGAACGTTGAACAAGCACAAGAATCAGATGGTTTAGATGATTATAGTGAATCTGTTAAAAAGAGAATTGCTAATCTTACTAAAAAATATCGCGAAGCTGAAAGACAAAGAGAAGAGGCTTTAAAGTATGCAGAAGGATTAAAGAAGCAATACGAAGAAAGCCAAACCAAATACTCTCAGTTAGATAAAGGATATTTGAGTGAGTTTGAATCTCGAGTAACGACTCAAACTGAAGTTGTTAAAGACAATCTAAAAAGAGCTATTCAAGCAAGAGATGCTGACGCTATTGTCAAAGCACAAGAACAACTTGCTCAATTGACTTTAGATAATGAACGTCTTAAAGCAACAAAGAGGTTGGAAGAAGAGAAAGCGGCTCAACCTCAAACACAGGCAATTCCTCAACAACCACAGCAGTATCAACAACCACAACCCCAACAACCCGATCCAAAAGCGGAAAAATGGGCAAGAGAGAACGCGTGGTTTGGTCAGGACGAGGCCATGACGTACGCTGCCTTCGGAATTCATAAAAAACTTATTGAAGAAGAAGGATTTGACGCACAGTCAGATGAATACTATAATGAAATCAATTCTCGAATGAGAAAAGAGTTTCCTCACAAATTTTCCGGTGAGGCAAATGTCGGAAGGCAATCGAAACCCGTCCAAACGGTTGCTTCTGCGAAGCGCGTAAATAAAGATGGACGCAGATCTGTAAGGCTCACACCCTCACAGGTAGCAATAGCCAAAAGGCTAGGTGTGCCGTTAGAAGAGTACGCTAGATACGTGAAGGAGGCGTAATAATATGGAAAATGAAACTAAGATAAACAAAACTTCACGCAAGTTGGAAACCCGTGAAACGGAAGCTCGACCAAAAGCATGGGTACCACCTTCATCACTCGAAGCGCCACAACCTGACGAAGGCTGGCATCATCGATGGGTAAGATACGAATATCGTGGAATACCTGACGATAAGAATGTCAACGGTAGGTTAAGACAAGGGTATGAATTTGTTAAATCAGATACATACGGCGATCGTCTTGATATACCGGCAATAGCCGACGGAAAGTTCAAAGGCGTCATAGGAATAGGGGGACTTATTCTTATGCGGTGTCCAGTTGAGATTAAGAAGCAACGTGATGCGTACTTCAAGTCTCAAACAGAAGGCCAAATGCAGAGTGTTGATAACGACTTAATGAAAGACGAGCACCCTAACATGCCAATCCATAGGGAAAGGCAAAGTAGAGTAAGCTTCGGAGGCCCAAAGCCAACCGAAGATTAATTAACTAAAATATACTTAGGAGGTATATACTATGGCAAATAAAGACGCAGCCTTTGGTTTACGCCCACTTGCAAAATTAGGCGGAAACTATAACTCATGTGGTTTTTCCACATACGCTGTGAAGTCTGGTAATAACTCAGGGAATATTTTTGAGGGTGCAGTTGTAAAACTAGGATCTGACGGATACGTAGTCGTTGCAGGCGACAGCGATACTCAAATTTTGGGTGTTGCAGGCGGTATTGAATATACAGCAGCAGACGGTAAGCCGACATTTTCTAATTACTTTCCAGATACAACTACAACTCAAGGTTCCGCTGATATTAAGATCAGAGTGTACGATGACCCCAATCAATTATTTTTGATTCAGGCTGATGGTACTTCTGCTCAGACTTCAATTGGAATGAACGCTGATGTTGCTGGAAACGCAAACGGTAACACAACGAACGGTATATCAAGTGGTGAATTAGACTCATCAACTCTTGCTACAACAGACTTAATGTTGAGAGTAGTTGGTGTGACAGCAGATCCAGATAATAGCGATTTAGGTAGCGATAACGCTAACTTAATCGTAAAGATCAACGATCATTTCTATGCACCAAATACAGCAGGCGTATAGGAGGTTAATCTATGGCTATATCTAGAAGTCAACTCGTTAAAGAGTTGGAGCCGGGTCTAAACGCACTGTTTGGCTTGGAATATCAAAAGTACGAAAACGAACACGCTGAAATCTTTAATCAAGAATCATCAGACAGAGCTTTCGAAGAAGAAGTAATGTTAACAGGTTTTGGTAACGCACCTGTGAAGCAAGAGGGCGCAGCAGTAACATTTGACTCTGCAAACGAAGCATACACAGCACGTTATTCACATGAAACCGTAGCTTTAGCATTCTCTATTACTGAAGAAGCTGTGGAAGATAATCTTTATGACAGATTATCAGCTCGTTACACAAAAGCATTGGCAAGATCAATGGCACACACAAAGCAGATCAAAGCAGCAAACGTATTAAATAATGCGTTTACAGGCGGCGCTTCTGCTGGTGGTGACGGCGTTTCTCTTGTGAACACAGCACACCCAACAACAGGTGGTGGTTCGTTCTCAAATAGAAACTCAACCGATGCAGACCTTAACGAAACATCACTTGAGCAGGCGATGATTGACATTTCTCAATTCATCGATGAGAGAGGACTAAAGATTGCTGTACAAGCAAGAAAAATGATTGTCCCACCTCAATTAATGTTCGTAGCGGATAGAATCCTTAACTCAACATTGAGAACAGGTACAGCCGACAATGACATCAACGCATTAGTGAACATGTCAATGTTGCCTGAAGGTTATAGAGTAAATCACTATCTAACAGATACTGATGCATACTTCATCATGACCG